GTGCTATTGAGAAAGTTATAGATATCTGGAATGCCTTGAAGGGAGCGTTCCAAGCGGTTTGGGATTTTGTTCAGCCGATAATTCAAAAGTTTGGTGACTTTATAGGTAAGGCTATTAGGGGCTCTATTGAAAAAGTCGTAGAAATTTGGAATGGACTGAAGACGGCGTTCCAGTCAGTTTGGGATTTCATTCAACCAATAATTTCAAAAATTGGTAATTTCATTAAAGATGTAATTGGCGGTGCAGTTGATTTCATCTCAGCAGCGATAAGTGCGATCCCAAGTGTGTTCAAAACTATTCTGAACAGCATAGCGGGGCTATTCAATAGAGTAGTCGATCTTCTCGGCAACTTCGCATTCCCCAAAACAATACTCGGAATCCCTGTTCCAATCATTGGCGGTAAAAAGGTTTCTGACTTTATTGAGCTACCTTATCTTCCAACACTTTACAATGGCGGCAAGGTTGGTTCGTACATGAAGGGCGGTATGACATACATGAATGGAGGTATGACATATATGAAGGGCGGCATGATGTATGGTGCTGGCGGCATGACATACGGCCCAGCGCAACAGGCTGTTCCTGCGATCTTGCATGGCGGAGAATATGTAATTAATCATAAAGCGGTGCAAAGAATTGGAACCGATGCTCTTGACCGCATGAACTCGCTTAGAATATCAAAGCCGAATTTGCCAACAATGCCAAGTGTTCCAAGTATAAATATGTCTAACATGAGAGCGAGCAATGTGCCTGGAGCGTCCAGCACTGGCACTGGTTACTCCACTCAGAATGTAAATATTTATGTTGATAATTTCATAGGCGAGCCTGAGTGGTTTAAGGGTATGATGAAAGAATACAATACAAAAGTATTGCCAAGAAATCAAAAAGCGGCGGGGTTGGAAAATAGAGTAATCAATACCTATAACGGCATTAACAGGGGGATGTAGTGAATACTAACTCTTTATTGACCATCAATGGAACTGCGGTGACTGAGCATGGTAGGAAAATTTCACTTACTGAAGAGATTTCTGCTAATGATATTGAGCTCGCATCCGGGCTTAGGCGGCGGTTCTACAGTACAAATAAAAAACAGTTTTCTGTAACTTGGTCCTACCTACCTGATCTGCAATCAAAAACTTTAGATGCAAAACCGGGTCGTAATTTTCTACTGGCACTGGCGAACACTTCTGCCGTAGCGCTAGTTAGCATCGCCCTTGAGCCCGGTGAATCTCCCGTTGAGTATTCATGTTATCTTGATTCTTATAGTGAATCATTACTTAGAAAAGACTTGTCAACTAAATGTTCATATTATGACGTTTCTTTGACATTGACGGAGCAATAAGAGATGTCAGATAGTTTCTACTCTTTTAGTGAACCGTTTAACAGTGGTATAGATTTCTATAAAGCTGACGCTGCTGATGTTACAATTGATATTACTGTTAGTTCATCATTAGCAGCAGAAGTAAAAAAAATATCTCTTGCAAACACTGCAATCAATTCAAATTTAAACCTTACATCTAATTTGAGCAAGATAGCTTATGCTTCCGCTAATCTAGCAGTAGATGGCGCAACAGTAGTTGTCGCAACAGAAAGGCAGGATGGTTCCGTTGTAATAACGGCAGAAGTCTTTGTTGCAACTAATATTACAAAAATAGCATTCGCCAATGCGTCTCTATCGATTGAGTCAAACGCCGCGTCCAGTGCTACTAAGCTATCAGCGGCTTCTTGCTCGCTAAGTTCTGAATCAAACTTAACATCTGTTGCAAAAAAGATTGCCAAAGCTCTGTCGCAAATAGCCCCCAACTCCACAATGACGGTTGGAGTGAAAAGGATTGCTACTGCTCTTGTAAGTCTTACTGGACAAATTAATCTATCAATTGCTGGAAAAATTACTCTTGCAACAATAAGAATAAATATTTTAAATAACGCAAATATTAGTGTGAAGTCAATTAAGTTTGCTATTGATGGGATTATGGACCTGTCGGCTATTCAGTCGTATATGTTAATTGATGACAAACCAATCACAAGCCATAACAGAAAGTTCGACTCCAGCTTGGAGCCCATATTTGTTCAAAATAAAAATTGGAACAACAGGAAGACTAGGTATTATAAATCTACATCTAGATCGGGCAGGCGAGTCTTTAATCTGTCATGGTCATGGCTTCCCGGTTCCCAGGACCACACTGTCGATGGCAATAGGGCGAGGGATTTTATAAGCAGTATCGCTTCGGATCCAAGTCATCATACTTTTAAAATAATTGATCTAGACGAGACAGGAATCACCCCTCCCACCGAGACGAGCTATAATGTATTAGTTAAAGACTACAGCGAGACGCTTGTTCGAAGGGATTTAGATAATGGTGTATACTGGTGGGATTGCTCAATAAGCATGGAGGAAGTGTAGATGCTTGAATACGGCCTGTATGGCAAGGAAATATCAAGCTCTTTCAATAGCGCCTACACATCGATATCGCAAAAAGTAAAACCACTGATCATAGTGGATTGGCTAGATAGTCGTCATGTCGATAAGTTTGGAAACACTGAGATTGCCTCAACAACATCTACATTATCCCAGCCGACCAGTGCCTTTGTGCAGTCAAGCGCATCGGGTATGCTCGCCAATGGCAGGTCTTTGTCAGAAAGAGAAATACAATTCAATAGATCACGCCATGCTAATTTTTATTTTACTCCAAATGAATCAATTAATGGCATAGAACGACAGTCATTTACTTGGGCTGTGTGCGATGCTAAAGATGTAAATGGTAAAGTGATTACAGCAAATGGTCAATGGCATTGCCTTCCTTCTACGAAGGATGAAAATTATGAATTCGGCTATCAATCTTCGTCAAAAAGCACAAGCAATTTACATGCTACCCTGAACGGCTATGAGTTTTCCTCCCCGGTTGTAATGACATATGCATTTACAGAAAGAAAAGTTAATGTTATTAATGTAATAACATCTGAGTACAATGGTCAAATTAAATCTTATAATGTAAAAGCATACAATCAAACTGTTAATTTAGTTTACAATGAAGATGCTGAAATACCAGAAGATTCTTATTTTTTAGAGCACAATTTAATTGGTGTATCTAGTAATAATATTAATAAAATAGTTGTTACTGTATACACAACAAAGAATCCTTTGGATCATGCAAGGGTTAATGAAGTGTGCCCGATTTACAGAGAGGATATGACTGATTATGTCATTAACTTTGATGTCTCAAAAGTAAGAGATGTCCATGAAACCAGTCTGCCAATAGGCGGAAGCGGCAGCTCGACATCTTCAATAACTTTTGATAACGGCGGCAAAGATTTTAATTTGTTTAGTTCATCATCAACATACGGCAAGTACATGAAGAAAGACATTCGTGTAAAAGTCTCCGCTGGGTGGGGTATCGGTAGTGCAAATCAAGAGTCGGCCTCTGCCGTACTATCTGCAAATGTCACTTCAACAAGTAATGTTTGGACAGTTAACAGCGTCAACGATTTCCCAGCGGGCGGGGTTGGTGATGACTATGTTTTAACTATCAATAGTAGTAATATTTATAAAGAAAGAGTCTTGGCTCGAAAAGGTACTGGTAATTCATTTGATATTATCGAAAGGGGAATCGGAGGAACAGTTGCGAGAAGCCATGCTGCTGGGTCCGCAATATTTTTTGATGCGTTTGAATACGCACCGTATGGAATATTTTATGTTGATGAATGGCAGGGTTCATCATCAAGCATGACAGTAAGTGCCAATTTAACTGATCGAAGCAAGTTTGGTCAAGAAAAAATGATTACAAAAGGCTTTCTACTTCAAGAGGTGACGGTAGCGGAAGCAGTTGAGCATTTGACGCTGATGACTAATTATCCAAAATCAGATATTGAATATCTTCTGAATCCAGCGAAAACTTATGCCAAAAGCAATTGCATTCTTCATTTGGGCTTTGATGAAAAAGATGTGGACAGGGCGAGCGCTCAAAGGATTGTTTCAAGTTCCTTAAGGGCTAGAATAGTAGAAATACCATCTACTGATTTAAATTCGGTGCGAGATATTAAGCTGGATGCAAATGATAGGAACCGTTCTTCTTATGAGAAGGCTCTTGATATAAATGGTTTTATCGCCCCCTCATTAACCACGACATCGAAAGAGATATCATCAAATAATGTTGTCGCTCTAAACTTTGTTTCGGGTAATTTTACGTCAAAAAATAATGATGTAATTGATAGCTATTTCAATGGCGTTTTTGATGGTTACTACATACCAGCAGAATCTGGTTTAAGAAACATAGTCATATCAATTAATAAAGGCGGAGTTCGTGTTTATCTGAATAAGATTAAAATTATTGATGAATGGTATGTGATAGATACTGGCACTAATACGCCAGAAGTCCTCTATTCTGATTCATACGATATGGTTGCTGGAAAACCCTATGAATTAAGGATTGAATTTTTTACTGAGCAGCACATTGAAAATGAGCCATTTAAGATATCATTGCTAACTGAGCATGATTCAACTCTATATTATATTGACTCTAGCGAGTGCTACACAATGGTTGCTGGCGATAGAATCGGGGTGAAGAATGAGAGCTCTTATTTAACATTTGCATCAAACACATGGACCCCAACAGCCAATGTGGATTATGTAAATAGGTCCTCAAGGACAAATGATGCCGTATACATAGGCCCAGTTAAAATCTCTGAGCCATCCGGGGTTGTCTCGGATCAAGAAAGCAAAAGTATTTTACTTGAATCTAATTCATACTTAAGAGTTCCTTATCATATATCTTATGATGTAACCAACTCATCAAGCGCCTCGCATACTGGCGCTTTCTCGATTGAGCTGTATGCGAAATTTCACACTCCAAGCGTGAGCGTGATTGCGGATCCAATTACCGTCACAAATAGTGGTGCATCCAGCTATTTAGTGAACGGAGTCCCTAATGCAACAATCGCTATGGTTCGCGGGGGGCTTTACACATTTCAAGTTAACGCAACTGGTCATCCATTTTGGATTCAAACATCACCTGGCGCCCACAATCCAGCAAATGTTGTAACTTCTGGAATTGTAAACAACGGAGCTGCTGTTGGGACCATCACATTTCAAGTTCCTGCTGATGCCCCAAGCACTCTGTATTATGTTTGCCAAAACCATTCCGTAATGGCTGGAACAATAACTGTCACGGGAACGACCAGCCCACATGGATCATTCATGGGCGACGGGGAGTATGTTAGCAACTGGAATAACTCAAACTCATCTAGCGGCTTCGAGTTTTTTAACAATTCTTCAGAAAACGGTTTCAAAATAAAAGTTCTTGCTGCAAATTCTGCTGTTTTAACTAAAACAGTATCATCCGCATCCCCTCTTTTGAATTCATCCTTTAGCCATGTGTCAGTGACATACGATGGCTCTTCCTTGAGATATTACACGAACGGTGTTTTGAGGGATACAGAGGTTGTTAATGGGACTCCAATTGCATGGTCATCAAAAGATGTTTGCATAGGGGGAAGGGGGGCTTCGTTTTCCGCAGGAGCAGAGCAACCACCTTCCGCCTTCAGAAGTTTTTATATTGATGAATTCGCTATCTTCAATAAATCCTTTAGTGACAAGGAAGTGTTGAATCATTACATAGAAACACAGATGCAGCCTGTTCGTATCATGCCATTCATTTACGGTAATGATGCAACGGTTCAGGAATTGATTGACAATATAAGCCTTGCTGACCTTGGAAGATTCTATATTGACGAAAACGGAATAGCTAAATACGAACACTACCATAGGTTTTTTGAATCATCTATTGCTCAGCATGCAAATACTCAATTTACTCTTTCAGATACATCTAATATTATAGATGCAAGTTACGCAGTCCAGTTGCAAACCAATAAAGTTGTTGTTAAAGTAAATAAAGTTGCCAATAATTTAGTTTCAAAACAAGGATTGTGGAGAGCGGAAGACCCGACTACTCTTGGAATTACATCTCTTTCGTCTAATGTCAGTAACTCAGCTACTAGTATTAATGTTGTATCTACTGACAACCCTTTCTTCCCAAAATCTGGTTTTTTAAAAATTAATGATGAAATCATTAAGTACAGTGGAATTTCTAGTAACTCTTTTACTTCGGTTGAGCGAGCACAGTTTGATACCGTTGCGTCATCTCATTTAACTACTAACCTTGTGAGAGAGGTAAAGAAGTACGATCTTCTATACGATAAATCACCGGCCTTCAGAGTTGAGAACCCGTTGATCACGAATCTTTCACTAGTGAACCCGCCTAAGGTAGAGATGATAACATTCAATCCCACTCCATACGGAGCTTTGCTCATTGTTGCCGCATCCAACAATACCGTTTCTGGTGAGATTGTGTATCTTGAGGGGGAAAACCCTCTTACCAATGAAAAGAATTTTGCTTCAATTGCGGGCATACCAGTTGTGTTTACCGAAAACACTGGCGATGTAAAAGAGAAGAAAGCCGTTCTTGATGACAACATTAGAAAGTACGGCCTTAAAGAGCTGATAATTGAAAATGAATTCATTACAGACCTTGACCACGCCCAGAGGTTGGCTACTTTTATTATTGACAAAATGAGTGAGCCAGTCCCCATTATTAATTTAAACATCACTCCGATACCCACCATGCAATTAGGGGACCGAATACGAATATCTTCAATGGATTCTTTTGATATAATAGATGGAGACTATTGGGTTATAAGCTCTGACTTTAGCTATAGCGAGACATTATCTCAGTCAATAGTTGTAAGGAAGGTGGTTTAATGGCTTCTAGGTTCTCCTCTGGAATTTCCGAGGGTTGCATATTATTTTTTCAAGGTGGTCATGATCACAATGGTATATCTTCGTCATTAATAGATACAGCCAGTTATTCAATTTATGACTTTGTTGTCGGGAATGTTGGGTCATCAAGCAGACAGGCTAATCAGCAAAAGAATTTTGATAGCTTGAAATCTGTTATTTCAAACATAGTTAAAACAGATGTGCTCGGGCCATCGGGTGTTCGGTTGAATCCTAACTCAATCCAGTCGATACATATAGAAGCCGGTGCTGTTACGGCTAGTGAGCTGTCTGCGAATATTGTATTGGTTAATAATATTATTAGAAGCAGTAATTTCGATGGCAATGTCGCAGCTAATGGTTCAATAACATCAAATGGCACTGTGGGTTGGGCAATATCTGGTGACGGCTCAGCTGTTTTTGATTCTAGTTATATTCGTGGAACAATTACAGCTGGGGCTGTATCAACGCCTGGAATTGATATTGACGCAAACGGGAATCTGACTGCCAATGCTTTTTCGCTTTTTGGAAATGGTGCAATCGTAACATCAAGCGGCAATTTTAGCGTCAGTGCTGGCGGGGCTTTATCCGCAACTGGCGCAAACATTAGCGGGCAAATAGACGCGACATCGGGAACAGTTGGTAACTGGGATATCAGTGGGGGTAATATTATATCTTCAGATGGCAAAATTAGTCTTATTAATGATGATGGGGATACAGTAATTATTGCTCAAAGCGATATCGGGACATTTGCTTCATTAAATGGAGATGGCAGCATAATCGCACTTGAAGACGGTATAGAGACATCAATCAATGTCCCCTATGTTTTTGAGGGCGGGACTGTTTATACTTTTATAGTTAAACAAGTCAGTCAGCCTTTGAATGCGGTCAGGATAGCCCCTGGAAAACTTTTTGTAACAAGCCCAAGCGAGGGAATAGCATTAGATATGACTAACGGAATATTTTCAACTCTTCCAATCCAGAGCACCAGCACGGTTGAGATGGAGACGGGTCAGGTCAATGGTATAGGTATAATATATCCTGGAATTACAACTGGTCCAGGTACTGCTAATTATATGGGGCTTGTTTGGAATAACCCAGATATACGAGGAACAGTTGATAATGTCGTATCGGCTGTTCTTGGAACGGTGTCGGATGTAAGATCAAAGTCAAATATTTTAGATGCAGAAAATACTTGGCTAAATAAATTATATGATTCATTAAGGGTCGTATCTTTTAACCCAGTAGATTTGCTAGACGAAGAAAATCTGCACCTATACCCAAGAAGACTTGGCTTAATAGCTCAGGAACTTAATGAGATTCTGCCTGATCTAGTAGTTTCAGCAAATCCGTATGATGAGGAAGCTTTTCTTTCAGTCAATTATCTTGGGTTGGTCCCTTATTTAATACAAGCAGTACAGGATCTAAACAATCGTGTCAAAGAACTAGAAAGTAAGGTATAATAGATAAATGGCTTACGAGAACTACACTTTTGTATCATGGACAGACGGTACCCCAATCAGCTCAGACAGGCTTGCGCAGATGTCCATGAATATGGAACAAATTCGGGACTTCAATGATGCCAAGCCCGCAGGTGTTCTTGAATTTATACAATTAACAACAAACAATGTTGTTTCAAATGTTAGCAATACAGATACTCAAATACTAGCCTTAACCAATCCTGTTGGCGGGTCTGATCAAAGAGTGACAATACAGCCGAATAGGTACTACAAGGCTACTTGCGTATTCCCTGGGTTCACCATACTCGGTAAAGGCGCTGAGGACTGCAAATTAACTTTAAAAATATTTAATGCGGTCTCAAATGGGTACGCAGGAACTAGTCCTGTTATGGAATGGAACTTCACTCCATCTCCTCATATATTTTACAACACTGCGGCGAACGCTAATGTCTTGACAAGCGGGTCCACCTTCAAGCAAGATAGCGGGCGCGTTGGCGCGGGCACCTACTCTGTCTACCTAGAGTCAGGCGGCGGTCTTAATGCGAATTCATTTTCTGTCTCTGTCTCACGAGTTTTTGGTACATCTGGCGCAACAAACGCTCCTCAAGTTAGCGTTAATCCGACATCAACAGAAAAATTGCAACTTATTATTGAAGACGCTGGCGCAAGCGTATAGTCATGGGGCAACTAGCCTCTAGAAGAGATGACATTGAATGGTCAATAAGAAGTGTCTCTGGAGAGAATAATCCAAACTATGGCGGCGGAAAGTATATTGATGATAAAGGCTATGTTCGGATATTAAATCAAGAACATCCTTTTAGCATTAAAGGTTATATATACGAGCACAGGGCGGTGTTTGAGCAATATCTGGGGCGATTCCTGCAGCCATGGGAAACGGTGCATCATATTAATGAAATAAAGGCTGATAATAGAGTGGGCAACTTATATCTATGTACAGTGCCGGAACATAGCGCTGTGCATAGAGAAGGGAAGAAGCCAACTAATGAGCATCGTCAAAAAATGAGGGCAAATATGAAAAAAAGAAATAAAGAAACTAGAGATGGCAGAGTAAAAAAAATATAAAAACCCATTCTTGACAACATTCCTCATTCAACCGTGTATAATTAACCTTATGAAAATTTGCGAAGCTGATAACTGTAATCAAGAATTTGAACCAAATACGGCAAACCATAAATATGCAGACAAGGAGTGTCGTAGATCAATCGACAGTTCTGGTATCTGCAAATACAGAAGAGAGAAAGGTTTATTCGAAGTGCCTAAAGATCCATTAAGCGGAGAAATCCCTAATTCAGATGCTGAGCTAAGAGTTGCATTCACACGGCTTCAGCAGGAATACAATAAAGTAAAAACTAAGAATGATGATTTAGCTGATGCTATTTATCAAGCGGTGAAAGAAGACATTGCTAATAATAAATACAAGTCAGTTGCTAAGCCAGTCTTGACAAAAAAGAAGGGCGGAGAAGAAGTTGCCGTTGCTGTTCTTGCTGACTGGCAATTAGCAAAGATCACTCCTGATTATAATTCACAAATCTGTGAAGAGAGAATTAATCTTTTTGCTGAAAAGGTGATAGAGCTGACAAACATCCAAAGACAAGACCACCCAGTCAAGGAGTTGAGAATCTGGGCCCTCGGTGACATCATTGAAGGCGAGCTGATATTCCCGGGTCAATCTTTCTTGGTTGATGGCGGTCTGTATAGACAGATCACTGTTGATGGACCACGGATTATGAAAAACTTCATTAACAAAATGTTGGAGAACTTCGAAAAAGTAACATTTGTTGGAGTGATTGGTAATCATGGTTCTATTGGTGGTCGTGCTCGCAGAGACCACGATCCTGAAACCAATGGTGACAGGATGCTTTACCGCATCACTCAGCTTATGTTTGAAAAAGAAAAGCGGATTGAATTTAAGATTCCAGACGGTCGTGGTGAACGACATTGGTATGCTATTGACAAGATTGGGAATTATAAAGCAATGCTCTGTCATGGCGATCAGTTCAATAGTCTTTCATCATTTCATACTTTCCAGAAAAAAGCGTATGGCTGGAAGATTGGCGCTCTTGATGAGGACTTTGATGACATTTACATTGGGCATTTTCATACTCCAACAAAAATGACATTCAACACGGTGCAGTTGAGAATATCAGGCAGCCCTGAATCTGTGAACACATATGCAGCCGAAGTGCTTGCTGCCGCTGGAAGACCATCGCAATCGTTGTACTTTGTACACCCTGAAAAAGGAATGGTTACGGCGGAATATAATTGCTGGTTGAACTAATGCTGGTAAATAAAATTACTGATTTTAGGTGTGTATTTTGCGGTGGTAAGAAGATGATTGGATCTCAATACTATGCTATGCGCAAAAATTGGGTGGATGTTACATGTATTCATTGCGCTGATAGTAAGGATATTGAAGTCAGAAAGCTCAATACGATATTGAGAGCCTTTGACTTAAAAACAATAGAGGAGCGATATGAACTTGCAGACGAAGATCGTAGTAAATAAATTTTACAAATACGCTGATACCATAGTCAAGGTTAAGAAAATTGCAAAAAATTTAAATAAAGTTTATGTAATTGATTTGACCTCAAAAGAAGAAATGGTTCTTCCGTATGCGAATGCTGAGTTAATTATGCATAGGATATACACCATCGGTGAAGTCGCTAAGATTGTTGAAAAAAGATCAGACACTATTCGGAAATACGAAAAGCGAGGGTTGATCCCTAGTGGTAAGAAATTTAATGAAACTTGTAAAAGTTACAAAAATTGGCGCTACTATGAGAGGCAAGATGTTTACGATATGGTATCATTTTTTAACGGGAGGACTCCAGGGAGACCTCCTAGTGAAAAGCAAATTAATGTACAAGCAAAGATAATTAGAATATCCGAAAAAGTTAAACTAGGGAGTAGGTAAGTATGGCACAGTTAAATGAAAATCAAGTTGAGATTTGGGCTTCGGTAGGCATTACGAAGAACTTGGGCAACTATGAATCACTTCGTCTTGATGCGGGAGCGAGAGTAATTACATCCAGCATTGATGATGAAAAGTCTTGGGGTAAATTGTGGGATTCAATTGATTCACAAATTGAAGCAAAACTCCAAGAGCTCGATGCAGAGAAGTAAATGTCTCACTGGACTCTTCTTGCGCTGTGCGCAAAAGATCCCAACAGTCATTACTGGTTTTCTTACAATCATAAAGAAGTTGAGTACGCAAAGAAAGTTTGCTCATCATGCTCGGTAAGAAAAGAATGTTTATTAAACGCATGGGCGGTTGAGCATATTTTTGGAGTCAATGGCGGGTACTCAGAGTTCGATATCATGCTAGAGACTTGGAAGGAGGCTAAGAAAGAAAATGATAAAAACTGGACAAGATCTGATAAGATACTTCAAAAGTTGTTGCGAAAAGCAAAATAAACTTTTAATCCCTGACTCTCCTCGTCAAGAGGCGGTTGCTGATTCACTGGCAAACTTTTATAAAACAGACAATTTGGAATTGGGAATTGATAGGTTTGTAAAAAGTAAGCCAGGCCCATTTCTAATATTTGATTTTGCGATAGAGTCAAGATCCTTTATTGAAAAGGCAGAGTTTGATAAGAAATCTAGTGATAAATTTAAGTCAATAGTCGAAGAGACAAAGAAGAGAATGGAGATTGAGTGAATTACGAAGTAAGGCTTCTAAATTCCATTGTTGATACGCAAGACTACACTGGCGCAGTAAATGGCGGTGTTGAGAATGTATTTCTAGAGTACAGAGATGTGTGGAACTTTATTGTTTCTCACTATGAATCTCACAGCAAGGTGCCGTCAAAAGAGACTATTAAGCAGCATCATGGCGATTTTGAGTTCATCCTGACTCCAGAGCCCCTTGCTTATTATATTGATGAAGCGAAGAAAGAGTCTCTCTCTTATCAAACAAGAGGGATTGTCGCTAAGGCACACGGGCTCATCAATGAGTCAGGACCGAAAGAGGCGCTATCGTTTTTGATGGAAGAGACTTCTAAGCTTTATAAGTTCTCCTCTAATCTCAAAGACACTGATCTTGCTGGTGAATGGAAAGATCGGGCTAATGACTTGAGGGCGCGATCTCTTAACCCTAAGAAAATTGCTGGAGTCCCAAGTGGGATTGATGTTATTGACAAGGTGTTTGGTGGTTGGCAACCCGGCGACTTTATAGTACTGCTCGGTTGGACTGGTGTTGGTAAGTCATTCATTGCAAGACTATTCGCTGTCAACGCATGGAAAGCTGGCTACAGACCGTTGATCATTTCTCTTGAAATGAATAAGCAACAAGAGGGGCAGAGACTGGATACATTGCTAAACAATGGGGAAGGTCACTTTACCAATACCGATTTAATCAAGGCAAACCCAGGCATTGTCGATGGATATGAAAAGTGGGCTCAGAGTACATTTGACGGTAAGCATGCTATTCATCTTGTTACATCAGAGGGTCTTGAGACTGCTGACCAAAACATGGTGCAGGCGAAGATTGATCAG